GACGCCATCGCCTGTAATTGAAACAGACGGTGCTGTTGCATATCCTGCTGCGCCATTTGTAATAATAATCGATTCTATTGCTCCACCATTTATAGTTGCCGTAGCAATTGCATTAGTCAATACAGGCAGGTCAATATTTACGGCTGGTACAACGATATAACCAAATCCACCAGTACTCAAAGGTAACGATGTTACTACACCTGCTGTTACTACTGCGGTAGCCTGTGCAGTTTCATTCGCCGGAATATCAATGCTAACTTGAGGGGTAAAGGTATAACCTGCGCCGCCAGTTACAATGTTCAATCCTGCAACTTCTCCACTAATGATATTAGCGGTAGCTGATGCAACAAACGGAACTAAGGCCGTTGCTGTTGCTGTTTCGGCTGGGCCGTTTATTTCTAATGTAGCATGTGCCTCAATAACCTGCAATGAGATTAGATTTCCAAAATCAGTTTCATTTGCACCACCTGTAAATTGTGGAGTGATTAGGTAGGATGGATCTGTTCTTAGGAATAAATCTCCGGCAGCATTAGCGATAACATCAAATCCAGATGACGCTGTAATATCTATCATCTTATAGACATCCCAATCTTCTGTGAATGTCTTGGCTACCCAGATTGTATTATTTTCGACTGGATTGAAATTAGTTGTTCCCCAGGATACGGCAACCTGATTGGTATCAAAGGAGTTCAGTGTCACATCATTGAAATTTACATATCCAGCATTAGGGATTGGATAATCAATAATATTTGTTAGTGGAAACACTAAAGCAACTGTTGGATCTGTTGGACGAACAATCCACTTATCAACCTCATCAATGTCAATATTGATAATATTATCGAGTGCTACATCACTAATGATTTCACCTTGCCAGACGCTATAGAGTCTATCAAGTGCATGTGATTCGGAGCCGGAATCAATACTTACTATTGGTGCTGATAGATATCCATATCCCGGATCAGTAATATCAATACGAGAAATGCGATTAGTAGCATCAAGAACAACATACGCCCTTACAATACGAGTTGCAAGAACAACTGTCCAATTAGCTGGAATAAAATCAATTGCCGATTGTACAAATATAATCGGTGTTGTTCCAATTGTAATTGGTGCTGGTGTTATTTGCTGCCATGTTGTGCCGGCCTGAGTACCACTCTGAACAAAGGCTGTGAGTCCAACCATCTTAGTTTGCGTATTAGCATAAGTAGATCTTGACCACAACCCGGCAGAGACCACAAAGATTCCGTTTTGAAATTCAAAACCAGGAGATTGGTTTTTAACAAGAACACGATCACCGATTGCAGTTGGAATACCATCTATTATCGGTGTCCCCGATCGGACAATATTTCCGGTTGTTGCTACTCTAACAGCAATCTGATTGAAATTACTTGAATAATAAACCGGGTTACCTAAAGTATCATTTTGTTCTGCTAATGCACCGATTTGAAAAGTTTTAGTAGGGGAGAAGGTAGTCCATGGTCCGGTCGGGGTTGCATCCGGCAATGGGAATACTAATTTTGGAATATTGATGTAGGTATTTTGAGCATTCAATATATTGATTTGTCTTACAAATCCAACATCTGATGGGACAAAATTCAATCGTGCAACAATAACTTCACCTGTATTCTGTTCCGGGATTAATCTAAATTCAGTTGATACTTGTTCAACGGTATTACCAAAGTCTCCCAATTTAAGGGCCCATTCTTCGAACACCTTAATGATTTCGTCGCTCTGTACCTTAGTAGATCTAAATAGTTTCTCAAAGGATTGTTTTGTTCCTTTCTGCCTAATCGCACCCTGATAGAATAGATACTGTACGTCATTAGACACTGATAGGTTGTCGAGATAACTCTTGCTCTCATATCCGATTAGATGGCGGCCCAAATCTTCGAGGCTTGGATTATCAATAGTAACATTAGAATCGTAGAAATATCTCATGCTTTCTACAATAGTATCATAGTTAGGAACAAGTTGATTATCTATGATTAGATAACCAGGTGCTTCCATCTTACCATACCAACCATTACTTCTGAATCCGTTGAAGCGTAAACGCTGCTGCCTTGCTCTTAATAACGGAGTGTAGATAACATCGTTGAAGTTTGTTATGTTATCAAATATTAATACATGTTCTGTCTCTGACGTGTTAACTTGTAGGAAATAAATTCCGCCAGAAGATAAATCAGCCGGTGCTACTGTAATGAGCGGTCCGTCGCGGTCGGTAGTTGTGGTATTAGGAGCAATTGCTACACCGAACTTATCTAGAATACTATATACTCCGTTTGACAGCGATTCAACATCATTTGGATAACCCCTCTTAACAATCAACGATGCTGAATTAGCAAGTGGGCTTAATTGAATTGAAGCATCGGGTGCCCAATTTGTATTCAACCAGAATAGAAATTGTTTAGCAGAAGATAACCAGTCACTGAGAATATTTGTATCCTGACTTACTTCTGTGAATTGCCACCCCTGCTGTTCAAGATAGGCGCCCCAGCCGATCATAAGATCGAATACTTCTTGTACGTTCTTTAGAATAGATCCGTATGGATATTTTGTGATAGTCGTAGCAGAGATAGGTTTATAGGTTACTGATACACCACCAACGGTTGGGAGACCTTTTAGTTTCTGCCAGGCCGATGCTACGAACCGTTGAGCTATTTGTGTTACTAGGCTTTCATAATATACGCCATTATATCTAACAATTTCGCCCTGGCTATATGTAGATCCTATTTCGAAATATCTAAATTCAACAGGTGTGCCGCCAATTGTAATATCGATAAGTTTATTAGTTGTTCGATCTAGTGTAATAAATTCAGAATTCAATAAATCATAACCATAGACAACAAACGTACCATCAATTAATGCACGGATGATAACACCGCTGTAGGAATAGGTATCAACCACCGGACTTTTATGTAAAAATACATCAAAATTCGTTGATGGAATAATTAGCGTATTTGTGTTTGCACCCGGAGTAATAGATGAAATATATGTATTGGTTGTATCCTTGTTAATAAATCCTGCAAGTTTATTTGCTAGATTTACATCAAGTGTTCTAATCTTCTGTCCAAAGGTATCGGCAATGCTCTTACCTAAGAATAGAATTCTGTCACTAATCCATACTTGATAACCGAATCTAACTTCGGTAATACCATCAACAATTTCAGCATGTACAATCTGATCCTTATTTTTTGGGCGCATCCAGGCAAAGAATGAATCATTATAAGAGAATGTATCATTTTGTACATATTGCCAATTCATATTTGACATCACAGGAAGTTCTATTCCCGGTAATAATAATGGGTCTGTAATCATTCCCGGTGATAATTCTGTGCCAAGTGTGTCCCAGAGTAATTCACCAAAAGGGCCCGGTCTCATTAGATATAGGAATTCCTGTGAGCTATATGCATATCCTGAGGTCGACATCCAGGCTTGTTCTACCGGTCCACCATCGCCATAAATCCACGGATCATCGAAGTGATCAAATGGTGCGAATGGGTTACCAGAATATGGAAGACCAAACAGAGTAATTATAGGAATAATTTCACCAAAAATATCAACAGGAACAATCGATGATAGGCCCGGCCTTGCCCACATAGGCTGTTCTTGTGGCAACAAGGTCACAGGATCAAAAATAGCTGTAGGACCTTGACGTATAATTCCAAATTCTAAATCGGCCCACATAATGTTATTACCGGCCGCAAGCGAAGTCCAAACCTCCTGGCCGGCAATGTTTAGGACTGGAAGACCGTACTCAAATTCCCACCACGACGGTTTCTGGCTAAAACCTAACATCTCCCAGGGGCTGGTATCTGGATAATAGGTGTCATAGTAATACTGAAAAATACCCTTCCAGTTACCCGGTAACTCCGTTGCCGAAACCATTGGTGTTACAGCCGGACGATAATTATATAGCTTCCATAATTCACCTGCCGGTGCTGTAAGACTTGCTGACGGCCAATCGTTTACTCTGTAATTTGCCCTGTTCTTGGCCGCCCACTTGTTTAGATACGATTCTGTAATTTCAAGGAACTCGTCTCTTGTGTAACGTGTTTGTCTAAAGAAACCCGATTTTACAGATTCAAGGCGTAACGGAATATAATATTCACTACGGAATTTTGTCTGCAAGGAGTTGTAAATTCTTGTTTCTAAATCAAGAAGAAGCTGGTCTCTATAATCACCATATGCGATGGTCTTTGATCCATCATGTCCAATAATAACATTTGTTGGATTAACATAGGTTGCATCGAGTTCTATAACAGGGGTATATGCACCCCAGGCGCCGACTTTAGTCGGGGTTGATGGAATATAAGTTGGGACAGGATTTTGGTACAGGGCAGCATAGACAATGTTACCCGGTGGTACAGTAGTAGTATTGAATTGAACATCGATTGCTAAATTTGTTCCCACAATATTATAATCTGTTCCAACTGTAAGAATTCTTTGAGTTGCAGTTGTAATATCATAGAAATATACAACATTTCTAGGATTAGACAAATCTACATAATTGGTAAGTGTTACAAGACCGCTAAGTGGAATAATAATATTATTTTCTGAGAGAAATGGCGTACCTTCTGCAGCCATAAATGAATACGCGAACGCATTTGAGAATTCTCTAGAAACATTAAGTATTCTAAGGATTTCACTAACCCACGCAGTAACATCGATTGTATTATTAAAGTATTGAACTGGATTAAATCCCTGATTGATTAATTGCAGAGCCAGCGTCAAGAATTTATTCTTAAATTTTGTATACTCATCAGAGCTAAAACGAACACCTTTAATAAAATCTAGATCATCCTCTGATGATACAAGCATTGATTTTAGGGCTGGTGCAAGATTCTGTAGAATATATGAGCCGACGCTTCTATTTTTTCTAGAATCGCGGTAATTGTTAATTCCACCAAATGACGAACCAGTAAATCCAATTTGATTAGAAATGATAGAAGAGAACTGCTGAATTAAGTCACTTCCGCTAATTTCTGAAACTTCAAGTTGCGTTGGATTTGCCTCAAGTTGTTGAGGGATTTCAAAATATCCCGGAGCGGCAGGATCAAGTAATCCGTGAGTATAAGTTTGTGCCTCAACAACAGGTGGTTGACTTTGTGTTGTCAAGAGTAGATTAGTTAGATAGGCTGTCAGGTCTATATAGACACGATTATTAATTTCAGTAAATTCATATCCACCAATTTCATTCTTAACTTCTAATCCATTAACAGATACAACAATATCTGCAAGCGGTTGTATTGCACCATTAACTGTTTCATAACCGTAAGGAGTAACACTTAGCCTAAAACTAAATTCAGACCCAAAGCCAACAACAAATTTATCAATAACTCTTTGTTTGCTTAACTCAATACAATTAGCTGGCGGCGGTATTACAATATTATCGCAATCGCAAATATCATATAGATTCCAGTTATTGAAAAGTACAGGGCCGGTAATTACATTATAGTAATAATATCCGTCAATTGGGATTAATGCAGTTCCGTAGGTGTATCTATCGGTAATTAGATTATTCTGGAAGACGATGTCTGTTGATTGTCCCAATGAAGTATAGACAATTGGAAATTTTAATACAGGATCAACAGTTGCACCCGGTGCCCGATTTTCTTTATAAGAAAAAATCTTACTACCTCTAAATGTGCTATCTGGATATGTAATTGTATCATCAAGTTCGACATTGTTATGATCGTATAATAGGAATAATGGCGCCTGATTGGTTGACACTTTATCATTAAATACTTCCTGCCATTTGCCCGCAGAGTAATACCAGGTTTGACCTCTTTGTGCAGAATTATATGGACCATCCTCGGCAATAAACACAATGTCGCCTTCGAGCACTGGTGTCGCTACAGAAGTATATTCTGTAAAATTTGCTATACCAGCATTGTCGTTAAGACGCCAGATATAATTATTAGATAGTACATCATCGAACCAGCAAACCAAGTCGTCATCTGCTAATTCAATATTATAGGTTAGATTTAATAATGCGATAGATTGGCCTTCGAACTGGGCACGAGTTATTGGCTGCGCGGCAAGATCGGTCCCGAAACCATAACTAATAGTTTCTCTAAATTGTGTGCCAGACTTGTAAAGTGGAATATTTGCAACAAACTGAATAATAGGACGAAGTGCTCTAGAAGCATTCGACGGAAACGCAGAACTGGTAATAGCAACAGTCTTATTGATTGTGTCAATATGAAACCATTTATTGGTTCTGGACCAGGCATTTCTGTCTAGTGCGCCGCGCTCAATAGTAATATAATCACCATTACCCGGTTGGGCTTGAACTTCCCATGTAGTAGCATCCCAAAATTCATTATTGATTATTCTACCAGTTGATAGTTCAATAGTTCCATCCCACGGTAGAAATTCGAAGATTGTTCCAGCCGTAAAATCTGGGAATTTTTGTACAAGACCTAGTCCTTCGCATCCACCAAAGTTTTCAACAACATGTGGTTCAACATAATCTGGATCATCGAGTAATGATATAGTCATTCCTGTTGATAATGTGAAATTAGGTGGAGTGTCTAAAGGACCTGTAGTAAAGGACGGTTGTCCGATAATCTCAGATGCTAGAACACCACTAATATCAATGACTGCAAGACCTTGTTCAATCCAATAATAATTTTGATAGTTAATAAACATATCATAATCAATAGGAGGGCCGAAACTATAATATTCAGACTCAAATAATCTATCTTGATTTAATGTATTGCCACCGTAATATTCTATGTTCTCAAGAAGATCTTCGTAGAAGAATATATTTGATTTTGTAGTATCGGCATTACGTGCGTAGGCAGTAGGTTCGAGTTGCCACCAAGTTCTATTCTTTGATGGTTCGGGCAAATAAAAATCAGTAATAGGATTATAACTACCGGGATCGCGTCTGCCGAGATAACCGGCCAATAAGTCGCTATCCTTCTTTGAAAAGACCTGATCAAAGGTTGCATCAAAGAATTTCTTTTCTGTTACAGTTTGAAAAACTGTAGGTAGTCGCTTAATATACTGAGTCATGTATGGTCCAAATGGTAGGTGATATTATCTACCTACTATTTATCAACGAAATTATCTACCTACTTAAACGCGAAGATTCTGGTCTGTAAGATTTGCTACAATCTGTACGTTATTCACTGTTGCTGTAGACATGAATAATTCTGTCGGACTCGCTACAATTTCAAACAAATTACCAAACTGCGAATTAGCACTATTTGGCACAATAACTACAGAACTAATAATTCTAGATAGTTGTTGGTGAATAAATGCTGACAATTCTGACCAGAAAAATTTCTCACCAAAGTCCCAATTTCTAATATCGAAATAAGTATCAATTGCTTGAATTACTTTTGTTTTAACTTCGTTATCACTGATACTCGTTGATGGTGCCTTTACAACCTTAATAGTTGCCTGTAATTCTGATACGGCTTGCGGTCCAAACAGAATCTTAAAAGATCCCGAATTCCATATCATTGAATCACTAACCATTTTATATTGGTCAAGTGATTGAAATTGAATACGTAATTCTTCTGTTGTTGGCGGCTCTGGCATAGCAATAATACTACCATTACTATTTTTCCAAATTAACATATCTCTGTAGAAGCTATCTGTAATAACAACCATATCAATAATGTTAGTTGGCGATGGATCAACACGTTGATCGACCGGAGAATAATGACTCCACTTAAAGTATAGTGGTAATCTCTCATCTTCTGCAACTGTTGTATTCTGTGTAAATACTTTTCCGTTCTTATCATAGTGATATTTGTCAATTGATGCAACAAATGTTTGACCTGTAGGATAGGTTACTAAATCTGCTGATGTTCCGGTATCAAAAGAATAATATACACCAAAACCCGGCGGACTGATATCAGAAATTAAGAATGATTTATTTACAAAATATGTTGATAGGATATCTGATTTATCAACAATAGCAGCAGTGCCTGCTAGCCACGGAAAGAATACAAGCTGTGATGGTATAGGACCATTGAAGAATGCAGTTATCTGATTTGCAATGGATCTTGTTGCAGGTGCTATCGAATTAAATAATAATTGAGATACGTTATTCACAAAAATTAAATCTGCGCTATCCATATACACTGTTGTTGCCGGTGGAGGATCATACTGACTTCCCGGGCCGGTGTTTACAAATGGTCCAGAATAAGGTCCCGGCAACGGAATGGTAGAAATAAACGGCGGACTAAAAAGTTGGGTAAAAGTGGTGAGATCTGTAGGAAAATAAACATATAGATCAGTTGCTGTATTTGCTAAAGTTGTTGACCAATTTGTAATCCATGGTCGTGTGCTTTGATATCCTGTAACTTCGTTATTATAAAATTCAAAAACAATTCTATCTTCTGGTGATACAATCTGATTAAACCCGTCTGGATTATCAGCAATACCATCATTATTATTATCAATTAATGATACTTCGACTTTTGAAGTGTCAACATAACCGTCAGCCTGAGTGAACACGCCTGTAATATTAAATGGTACCTGTTTTCTTAAGAATGCGTCTTGTGGGTTTGGAATAGGTGATGGTGGTAGATTATTATCAATTGAACTGTTTGTATTAACAAAAGGCATAATCTCAATAGTGTCCTCTAATGCCAATCCTGTTGAGTTATCAATAACAACTTGTCCTGGTTCCCAGAAGAAACGAACATCTCTATAAGATTCAAAAACATATACACGACCACGAGCAGTTAGATCAAATGTTGTGATACCGAGTTCATTATTGCTTGCAATGCTTACATATAATAATCCACTAGCAGCATAAGGTGCCCAATCTGAATAAATTTCTTCTGTTGGTAATCCGTCATCAATAGGCGGTGCATATATCCACGGCTGATCTGCTTGATTTGTTAATCCCGGTGTTGCGGCAGTAGATGTATGCCATTCATCTGTTAATAGATCATAATAAAGCCAGAATGAAATTCCGTTGTCAATTGCTACAACAATTTCGGCAATTTCCGTAGTGTTTAAATCGTTTCTAAAAATAGGAAATACCTTGACAGCCTGATAATTAAGTTGTTCTTCTACGCCTAATTCAACTGGACCGATATTAGCATATGGGTTTAGTGGGTTAATAATTAACGGAATTCCGTTTTGAATGACACTTCTAACTGATGTTGAATTTAGTGTAGATGGAATTGCAGGATTTACAAATTCTAGAACTGAGCCGGATGTAATAAATTCCCAAGGCTGATAAACGTTGCCTACAGCATTAACATTAGTGAGTGTATTTACTAAGCCTACAGCGGTAGTCGATAGTGTAGTGGTTGTAAAAAACCCAGTGTCATTCTTAAATTTCTGAGGACTAGTTTTCCAAAATAAAGGAAGACTTGGATCAGTTGATGTTGGAACAAGATCTAATAATGACCTACCAGTGGGTTGCGTTATAGAGGGATTAACTCTAATTGTATTTTCGAATTGTGGAAGATATTCATCATAGAAAAATTCAGATACCTGCGGATCTCTAAGCATCTCTTGAATTGTGTTAATTAGAATATTTTCAATATTACCGGCATTAGATGAGTCTTCAATTACTTCAACTAATACATTTTGATTATCTCTGTATAATGCCCCATCTTGACCAAATATAATTAAGTCCCTGTGAAATCCAGTTGGATCATTTAAATCAATGTAACGGCTTTGTCCACTGTATGTTCTGTCAATTGCCTGAATTTTAGCAATCTGATTTCCAAACACAAGGGGTAATACATTGTAGTCACTACCATTAACCATTCTTGATTGTGTTGAGAATACTTCTGGGGCACGAAGACGAATCTGCTCATCTGTTTCAGCAGGCGCAGCATTACCGATTGTTTGTTCAAGATTGAAAACAATACGTAATACATATTCCTGTTGATCAAATCCAATATATGGAATATTGATTTGTAATCCTTGTGCATCATCGGGACGAATTACAAGGGCTTGATTTGCACTTACACGTATCCAAAATCTAAATAATCCAGTTGGTACATTACCAAAATTGCCATCAGCAAAGCGTACCGATACGGTATTATTGGCGCCGGAAATTACATCAAATATATTTCTTTCTGCAAACTGAATACTGTTATAGATAATATTCTCACCAGATAATGCAGGAACCTTTACCCATTTGTTAATAACGGTACCGTTGCTATCAGTTTCTTGGGCATACACGTCGTCTTGGTTGATATTTTGAATATCAATAGGAAATACACGATTAGGTACAGGAAATTCGAAATTGGTATCAATGTTTAATAGATTGCCCTGCTTGAAATATAAGAAGAATCCAGTATTATCAGATGCTACGCCTAAGCTATCGTTTCTGTAAATGAAATTAAATGCATTAGCAGGATCAGGATCACGTTCGAAGATTGTTTCATTGGTGACAAAATCTGGATTGCAAACATCAATTGGGTATTCTTGTCCACTAACTGTAACAGATGTAGGATATGTAACATTTAGACGTGGAATGCTGTTTAGCTGGTATAAATCAGTTGGAATTGACCCAATTGTGCCACTCTTTGTTGGGCGGCCAAACGGGTTAAGTGTACTAAATGCGGCATTGCAAACTTGTACAAATTGATCGAACCAATCTGGATTGTTTGGATCATTCCAGAAGATCGCTGTGTCATTGATGTTTACGCCGTTTGCATCTGTTAGCGGTTGATTGGTTTGCACTGCGGCAATCTTAAACAACCCGCTTGCTGGAATATTTCTGCGTGGAACATAGTTAACCATCTTAGCAAGACGGATAATACTTTCACGACGCTCCGCAGTATCAATAAAGTTTTCACGACTATTAAGATCGGTTCTAAATGCAAGACTTGTACCAAAATATGCAAGCAATTCAATAATTGCAATAAATTCAGAACTCTCAATATAGTCGTTGAAATCTTCTGGATAGTAAGTCTGAATATAATTGATTAGGGCCTGCTTTAGAGTATCGAAGTCATAAGCAGTATAATCAATGAATTGGAAAGCTTTAAAGACCTTTTTATAGTCTTCTGCTGCGAAGAGGTTGCTCTGGCGAATTGATTCTGACATTAGGAGGTCTCTCTATCTTTAAGTGAAAAAATAACAAATAGGTTATCAGTTATTGATTCGGGTTTAAATAATAAAACCATGACAACATTTAAAGCCTGGTCTTCCTGAAATGCATCAATTGATACAAGTTCTACTCTTGGGTCAGATTGGATGACATTAACAGCATCTGCTATAATTGCACTCTTTGTGTATTCATCAAACGGATCAAATAAGTAATTATAAATTCTTGTGCCAAAGTTAGGTAACATTACCCTTGACCCAAGTGGAGTGGCAAACGTATTTTCAATGTCCCTTTTTACCAATTCAATATTATTGAGGTTATAGGGAGGGGAAGGCTGTCCCACAGTGTTGAATCCAACAAAGTAGGGCTTCCTGTTAATGCGTTTTGGTTGAACTAAACCTTTCTGATTTGATGCCATATAATTCTCTTTCTGTTATTTATCAAGAGAATTAACTGGGACTATATTAAGCGGGCGGAAATTTCTGATCACATCTGTTTGGATCAACATCATTGACGATCATTGTGATGATATTTGGGCCACGACGGCCTACTTGTGTAAACCACTTTGATTGCCTTAGTGAATCTCCTGCGGCATTATAATTTCCTGCCTTCATTGCAGCTATAAATCTTACAAACTTTGAGAGTCTTCCTTCTCCCATATTATAGCATAGGTCAGCACAGGCACGTTTCCTGATATCTGTTAGTTCTCCCCAGGTATCAATACCCAATAAGCGTTGAGCCCCTGATATAGAGATTGGAGCATCCTGTTGGAACCACTGATCTACCTGTTCTTTAGAAACAACTGTAGGAACAGGGAATTTTGTTACTTCATTTGATCTTAATAGATGTCCAATTCCGGCAGTTGGTAATCCAATGCTGTCGAGATATGAAACATACTTAACCCCTTCGTGGATTTTTAACTGGCATTGATATGCATCTAGATTAAAATTCTTTGAAACTGCACTTTCGTTTGCTGGTGTTGGCGGTATATCTGTATTATTTGCACCAGGTGTTGTATCAGTCGGCGGTGTTGCAGTGGCCTCACTACCTGCGCCGCCAGAACCTGCATATGTTTTCGCACCGTCTGTTTGCGTAGGTGTATACCCAGAAATCGACTTGAATGAGAAATTTTCATGTTCTGGGCACGGCTCGTATGTTGGTAATATGCTAACCGTTGTCTGTAATGATTCTGAATTTCTTTTAAATTTAGATTCTGGATCAGACCAGGTTGCAAGAATATTAATCTTCTCAACTTTTTGTTTAATTTCTGCTGGTGTTGATTTAGTTGCCTTTGATGCAGCACTTGCATCTGTGGGTGAAATAGGTTTATCAGTTGGGACTGAACCACCAAGTTGCACAGCACCTCCCAAGAAAGAACCTGCCGTAACTTTAAGAGTTGAATTTATCTCAACACCACCTGTAATTCTCGACTTGGCTGTGATATCAAAGAATTTAGCCTGTGAAAGAATATTTGTATCAGCCTTCAAATTAATACTAGTACCGGCGTTAACTAGAACCTTAGTTCCGGTTTTCAAATTATACTCTGCATCTGTTTGTATATGAATATCACCGGCCGACTTATAGTCTTGTTTTCCAGAGGTAGTAAGCGCATAATTGTTTTCAATCAGAACAATATTATCTTTGCCGACAGTTATAAAGAAATCTTTCAGCACATCTATATTTGAATTATTCTTTACAGTTTGAAAAGAATCTTTATGAACAGTTGTGTGCATGTTATTGAGTGCTTGTACTACAATATTACCGCCCTCACCGGCTCCTTCTCCTACATATTTGTATAATGGAATAGTTTGTGTATTAGGGACATTATTAATATCGTATGTGAATGTTGTGGTAGAAGTAGTTGTATCTTTAGCAGCTTTCATATAGATATTTTGACCTGCTTCAATATTGATGTTTCTATCTGCACGTAGGTTAATGTCTTTCTGAGCACGCATTGAAATATTTGTTGCACCAAAAATATCTATATTACCCTTCTGATCCATTTGCACCCAGGCAGTACCGTCTCGATT